TAATGTTATCCCCCAGACACAGGACACACCTGTGACTATAAGTAGAGGCCACCCTCCCCCAAAATTCCAAATCATGCCCCAACCAAATGGCTTACCGAAGGAGTTACCGACGACCCCGCACGACGCGCAAGCGCACCATCCGAAAAGGGTATGGTGGAGCTCGCCGCCGCCGAAGCTACCCCACCACGAGACGCCGCTATCCTCGAAAGACATTAGCGAAGCGAATCCTCAACATATCGAGCACAAAGAAGCGAGATAACATGATGTCGTACACAAACGTCACTGTCGCCAACCCAATCAATGGTCAAACCTACGCAGCCGGCCCCGCCGTGCTCCGCGGAGATCAGACCTACATCTTTGCCTGGATTCCCACCGCCCGCGATCTCATTCGGGCAGATGGAGAGCCGAACACACCCGTGTGGCTCGCTGGAAGAACCCGTCAGACCTGCTACATGCGCGGCCTCAAAGAGGCTATGAATGTCAGAACAAACTCAGGCTCCTCATGGCAATGGAGGAGAATCTGCTTCACGATGAAAGGCCCAAACCTCATCGGGTATGCTACCACTGGATCCAACCTCTGGCAGGAGACAAGCAATGGCATGGTCAGAACCATGAATAATGTCAACACGAAGCCTTTAGGCAACGAGATACTCGCCCAGCTGTTCCGCGGAGCCCAGAACCAAGACTGGCTCAACGTTTTCAACGCACAGACCGACACTACTAAATTTACTATCAAGTACGACCGCACTATCAGTATTGCTAGTGGAAACGAGCAAGGGCTGGTGCGCACTTACAAGCATTGGTATCCAATGAACAAGAACTTAGTGTACAATGACGATGAGAACGCCGACGGTGTACTTACATCGTATACGTCCACGAACGGGAAGCCAGGTATGGGAGATTACTATGTAGTTGACTTCTTTCAACCTGCAGATGGCGCCGATGCTAGTGATACTCTTGCATTGCTACCTGAAGCTACTCTGTACTGGCATGAGAAATAGACGAGATAAGCGAGTCCTTGACTTCAATGAAATGACAATTCCCCTCCATCCATTCCCAATCCGGCGTAGCGTTAGGGCCATAGGCATCCAGACGCGGGTCGGTGTTGCAAATCCAAATAGAAGGCTTACCCCACTTCATGTAGTAGGGCTCCCGGTAAAGTTGCTTGATGGATACATGAGGCTGAGCACCGAGCCACTCCTTGTATCCGTGAAAGAATCCAAAACCACCTCTGATGTCGTCGAAGACGGCGTACTCGGCGTCGGCTCCCTTAGAACATTCCGCACCTGAGACCAGTCCAATGCAGTATAGGTGCTTCCCGAGTGACCGAGCCCAAGTTGTCTTGCCCGTCCTTGTACCTCCGAATAAGACCAGAGATTTAACCCTACCACCTGCTTAGTCAGCATACATTCAGGCAACAGTCGGTGGGGCCCCCGCCCGCGAGGCCGAAGGGGAGGGGGTGGCCAGGGGCCCCCCCCGTAGGCATGCGTGAGCGGCAGGGGTCCGACTGGCGCGAGGCACCTCGTCGTTCAAAGACCCTGGGATATATGTGTCCGCTCTTGAATACGCGAAAGACTTACCTAAGAATGGTTCATCCAATCCGATACCAGACTGCGATACCCAGTCATCTCTTCCGTCAGCATCTCCCGGAACAAACTCAATTCTTCCATCGTGCTCATAGACGGGAGGCTTCTCGGCAAATCGCCAGTCAGCATACTTGCTGAGTGCGTTGAACGAGCATGCAGCAGCTTTGGGATCCAGTTCATGGACCAAAGCCCAAAACTCGTCTCGATCCTCCGCCTGCGTAATTCGAGACCACTTATCAGCAGACGTCCCATTTCCCACTCCGCCCTCGACTGGCCTCTCCAACCCTCCTGCGACAACATCTCCATCCTTGATTGCGTAGTCGTAAGCCTTCGCCGGTGTTCGTTTAATAGGTGCAAGGTTTGGGTGCCGACCGTCCACATCGAGTATGTCAGCCTTTCGACTTCGAAACTTCCGTCCGAAGTCCGCGAACACGTGAAGATGAAGTCCTCCATCCTCGTGATGCTCTCGTCCAACGATACATTCAGCTCCCAAAGATGAAAAGCGTTCCACAACTCTCCATGGATCGAGGTCTCCGCACTGGGCATAGGTGACGAGGACATAGCGAAAATTCCACTCGAGCTGAGGCATGTGTCCAAATGGGTCTGGGGGAAAG